TATATAATAACCCACCTTTGGGAATGGGATTATAATAGTTAAAACTGATATTTATATAAGATGATAAAACTAGTAGACATATTAAATGAAGGAGTATACGATCCAGGAATTTTTAAAGCAGTATTTACTGCAGGAGGTCCTGGTAGCGGAAAATCATATGCAGCATCAAGTCTATTTGGTATGCCTGAAAAAATGCCCTTTGTTTCTGCCCAAGGACTTAAATCCGTTAATAGTGATAAATATTTTGAAACGTATTTGCAAATGAAAGGCTTAAGCCAAGATATAGCAAAGTTAAATCCAGACGAATACGAACAAGCAATGAAACTAAGACAAAAAAGTAAAAAAGTTAGAGACGCTGCCCTTAAAAATTACATAAATGGAAGACTAGGTTTACTTATAGATGGAACAGGTAAAAATTATCCTAATATAGCCAAACAGAAAAAAAGATTACAAGACGTAGGGTACGACTGTTTCATGATATTCGTTAATACAGATCTAGACGTTGCCCTTGAAAGAAACCAGGAAAGAGAAAGAAAACTTCCAACAGAATTAGTAAAATCTTCTTGGCAGGCGGTCCAAAATAATCTAGGTAAATTTCAATCTCTTTTTGGTTCTAGTAACGTGTTAGTTGTAGATAATTCAGAAAAAAAAGATTTTGCAGATATTATAAAATCAAAGGCAAGAGAGTTTGTAACTAGGCCTGTACAAAATCACATAGCAAAAAAATGGATCAAAAAAGAATTAGAGCTTAGGAAATCAAAATGAGTTTAGGAAAGTATTTATCAGATAAAATTTTACTTGAGGAAACTAATATTAAAACTATTGTTGCAATATATCCTGGAAGATTTCAACCTATGGGAGCTCACCACGCAAAGACATTTAAGTGGCTTCAGTCAAAGTTTAAAGAGGCATATGTTGGAACAAGCGATAAAGTAGATTTACCAAAATCACCATTTTCTTTTGTAGAAAAGAAAAAAATAATAAATTCTCACGGAATATCAAACGTTGTAAAAATAAAAAATCCATATAAAGCAGAAGAAATATTAAAGAAGTATGACCCTAAAACTACTGCAGCTGTATTTATGGTTGGTAAAAAAGACGCACAAAGATTAGGTGGTAAGTTTTTTAAACCATGGAAAGGAAAAGCTGAGGTAGGATATAGAGATGGAGCTTATACAATAATAGCACCTCATGTTAGTATGAATGTACCAGGATATGGAGAGATGAGTGGTACTGCAATAAGAAAAGCTTTAGGCGATACTCAATTAAGTAAGCCAGAAAAATTAAAAATTTTTAGAGGAATATTTGGCCACACTAAAAATTATGACCTTATTATTGATAAACTAGAAAAGCTAAATGAAACAATTGAAAGTTTTTGTAAAAGTAGTAAAATATTAGATATAATAAAGGAAGCCTCAACAATGCCTCTCTCCCAAGCAGATGTTGATGATGGACCAAGATATTTTTATGGTACCCAAAAATCATATAGATTTGATAATAAAAAACTAGCACAAAAAATGGGAATGGAAGTTTTAAATTATATAGTTGGAGAAGAAGAATTTTTTCAACACAATACAGCGTTTAAAAAAGATTTTACTGGAGGACCAACAGGAGCAGTAACGTATTTTCCAGCTGGTATACCGGCAACAGGTGATAAAGGTGTTAGTGCAGGAACAAATTACTTAGAAGATAGAGTGGGTAGAGATGCATTTAGTCGTTGGGCTAGCTGGTCAAAATATATATCGCAAGCAGCAGGATACCAATTTCTTAATTTTTTAGGATCTGAAATATCAATTAAACAAAGTAAGTTAGAGCCAATAACGCAAGATAAAGAAATGAAAAAACTACAAAAAATGTTAAATAAACAAAAAAGCGTTAAAATAGCCGATCAAGAAGTAACCACTATAAAACCAACTTCGATACATTCAGTAGATGAAAGCTTAGGAAAGTGGTTAGCCAATCAATTATTGCTAACTGAAGGCGGAGCATACGGCCATATGTCTCATCCATTTGATGATAGAGGTTTGACATTTGGAGACTTTAAAGGTATTATTAATCTAGCCCTTCAAGGCAGATTAGATCTAGAAAAAGCTGCTACTGAAAAAACTGATGGACAAAATTTATTTATTAGTTGGAATGGCAAAATGTTAGCAGCTAGAAATACTGGAGACCTAAAACGTGGAGGTATGGATTATAAGGCAGTTGCAAAAAAGTTTGCAGGTAGAGGAAATATAGAAAAAGCTTTTACTTTTGCAATGAAAGACTTGTCAAAAGCAATTGGTAGTTTATCTTTAAAGCAACAAGAAAAAATATTTGATGGTGGTAATAACTGGGTAAACATGGAAATTATGTTTCCAGCTTCTGCAAATGTTATTACTTATGACGCACCATATCTACAGTTTCATAACGTATTACAATATAAAGATGGTAAAGCAATAGGATCTGTTCAAAATGGCGCAAGAATTTTAGCTGGAATGATTACACAAACAAATCAATCAGTACAAAAAAACTTTTCTATTATAGGTCCCAAGGTTCTTAAAATGAAACCTCACCAAGACTATGCAGATAAAAAACCATATTTTACGGCAAAATTAAATAAGTTAATGAAAAAATATAATATGAAAGACACATCTACATTTGCAGAATATCATCAAGCTTGGTGGGAAAATTTCGTTGATAAAAAAATAAAAGGTGTAGATAATACAATTAAAATGGGACTGGTTAAACGTTGGGCATTTTTTGATAAATCTTTTAGATTAGACAAGAAAAATTTTACAGATGAAAACATGCTTAAAAAAGCCAAAGAGTTTGATAAGTTAAAACATGCAGACCAAGTAAAAGAAAATATGCTTCCGTTTGAAACTTTATTTTTTGAATTAGGAGCAGAAGTACTTAAAAATGTAGAAGGTTTTTTAGCTGCTAATCCCGATAAAGCTATTCAAAATGTAAGAAAACAGGTTGCAAAAGCAATTAACGATGTTAGAAAAGGCGGAGATTTAAAAAAGTTAAATAGAATGACTCAGCAATTACAAAAAATTGCTGCTATTGGAGGATTTAAAACTATAATTCCAAGCGAAGGATTAGTTTTTATATATAAAGGAAACACATATAAATTAACAGGAGCATTTGCGCCAGTAAATCAAATTACTGGCATGATGACTTTCTAAAGGAGAAAAGGTTATGAAAAAATATATTCCAGAACATAAAGTTCAAAGAATGAGAAATTTAGCAACAAAAAAGTTTGGTGCAAAAACAAAAATACAAGTAGGTTATAAAAAAAATAATGAAGAGCATAAAGAAGGTGATGTCTGGACAGAAGGTAAAAAAACTTGGACAATAAAAAATGGAATTACTCAAACAGTAACTAAACTAGATAAAGCTAGAAACACGGTTATTATGCCAATGTTTTGTCCAAAATGCAATGATAAATATATGCGAGGTCAACTAGATAAATTATTTTGGAAATTGTATGGTGAATGTTCAAAATGTAGAATAGCATATGAAACAGACTTAAAAATAAAAGGTACGTATGGAGAATACGAAAAAAACATTCTTGCAGGCAATATAAAAGATTGGAAAAATGACCTAGAGTCAGCAGCCAAAAGTTTTGTATCTGAAACTAATCGTAAAGGATATGTTACTGAAACAGGAAAAATAGAAGATTGGTCAAAAGAAAATAAAACTGAAATAGAAAAAACTGTTAACGAAACAATATCTGGAATTAGTAAAAAGCTAACTTCACAGCTTGAAAAGTTGAATAACAACAACTAATACTATATTTATTGTAGTATAATAAGAATAATTTATTGGGATTAAACTATGGATATAACAACATTTAAAAAAATATTAGCTGAAGAAATTCACTCTGTTCTAAATGAGGCTTCAATAACAAAAAGATTTACTAAAGCTGTTGAAGCATACAGAACAATACAAGTAAAACAACAAGAATTAAGGAAAAAATTTGTTGCTGAAAAAGATCCAAAAAAGAAAGAAGCTTTAAAACAATCTTTAATTAGTTTGCATAAAAAAGTACAAAAAGCCGAATCAGATTTTAATTCTGCTCTAAAATCAGAACCAATAGATGACTTAACAGAAAAAAGCCAAGGTCTTTGGGCAAATATACATGCCAAAAGAAAAAGAGGCGAAAAACCGGCAAAAAAAGGAAGTAAAGCGCACAAAAAAGCAGTAAAAGCTGCCAGGTCTATAAATAAATCTGAAGGCAAATTAAATGAATCTCCAACAGATATATTGGCAAGCGATATTGGCGGTAAAGTATACAATGCAACAGGTGGACGTACAGCACAAGCACAAAAAACAAATAAAACTTTTGACGATGGAGTACCAGTACTAAAAAATATTGCAAGGGCAAAAAAAGAAACGGTTAAATTGCCTAAAAAATTTAAAGTAGTTGTAGACGAAAGATATGGGTGGTATTATTATTTTGATAAAGGATATTGGTACGGTATAGATAAAAAGAAATACAGTACACCACCATTTGAATATTAAATAAGGAGAAAACGTTATGAGTATATTAACAAAGTTATTTTCAGGCGGAGCAGCCGATTTAGTAAAAGGTGTAGGTGGAGTCATAGATAACCTACATACTTCTAAAGAAGAAAAATTAGCAGCAGAACAAAAAATAAAAAAATTGGTTTCTGATTATGAAACTAAAATGGAGGCTAATATAACTGATAGGTGGAAATCAGATATGAATTCTGATTCTTGGTTATCAAAAAATGTTAGGCCAATGGTACTTATATTTTTAGTAGTATGTACAGTATTAATGATATTTATTGATGCAGGATCTATAAACTTTGTTGTAGAAGAAAAATGGACAGATCTTCTACAATTAGTACTTATTACAGTTATTGGTGCATATTTTGGCGGTAGATCTTTTGAAAAGAGAAAGAAATAACGTATTAAAATTGTCTTAAAAATATATTTATATATATGAAGAAGACTAAATCTCTTAAAAGCATAATTAAAGAAGAGTATGTAAAGTGTGCAAAAGATCCTGTGTACTTTATGAAAAAATACTGCCAAATTCAACATCCTACCCGTGGAAGAATTCCATTTAATTTATTTCAATTTCAAGAAAGATCTTTAGAAGAATTTCAAGCACACGACTACAATATAATACTAAAATCCAGGCAATTAGGTATATCAACAATATCTGCTGGATATTCATTATGGCTTATGCTATTTCAACAAGATAAGAATGTACTTGTAATTGCAACAAAACAAGAAGTTGCAAAAAACCTTGTCACTAAAGTTAGAGAGATGCATAATTATTTACCTAGCTGGTTAAAAGGAGTTACCGTTGAGGACAATAAACTTTCATTGAGATTTAAAAATGGTTCTCAAATTAAAGCGGTTTCTAGTTCAGGCGATGCAGGTAGATCGGAAGCACTATCACTACTAATAATTGATGAGGCAGCGTTTATTAAAGGCGTTGAAGAAATATGGGCTTCTGCACAGCAAACATTAGCAACTGGAGGTAAAGCAATTGTATTATCTACACCAAACGGAATAGGTAACTTTTTTCATAAAACTTGGGTAAAAGCAGAAGAAGGAACAAACACCTTTAATACTATTAGACTGCATTGGTCAGTACACCCTGAAAGAAATAAAACTTGGAGAAATGAACAAGACGAGTTATTAGGCCCTAAATTAGCTGCACAAGAATGTGACTGTGACTTTATATCTTCTGGTAATAGCGTAATAGATGGCTCTCTTATAGAATGGTATAAAACAACCCACTTACAAGACCCAAAAGAAAAAAGAGGTTTTGACGGTAATTATTGGATATGGGAAACTTGCGATTATGCTAAAAATTACATTGTTGTAGCTGATGTTGCTAGAGGCGATGGAAGTGACTTTTCTACATTCCATGTTATAGATGTAGAAACAATAACACAGGTTGCAGAATATAGAGGACAATTAACTCCTAAAGATTTTGGTAATATGCTAGTAGGTGTAGCAACTGAATATAACGATGCTTTATTGGTAATAGAAAACGCCAGTGTAGGATTTGGGGCAATTCAAAGTGCTATAGATAGAGGATATAAAAACTTATATTACACGTATAAGCAAGACGGAGTAGTTGATGCAACAACACAACTAACAAAAGGTTATGACTTAAAAGATAAATCACAAATGACACCAGGTTTTACAACATCATCTAAGACAAGGCCACTTTTAATATCTAAACTTGATATTTATATAAGAGAAAAAGGGTGTATAATTAGATCAAACAGGCTATTGGAAGAACTCAGAGTTTTTGTTTGGAATGGAAGCAAAGCAGAGGCTCAAAGAGGATATAACGATGATTTAGTTATGGCTTTTTCAATTGGCATGTGGGTAAGAGATACTGCCCTTAAGCTTAAGCAACAAGGTATTGAGCTAGATAAACTAGCTTTAAATAGAATAGGAAAATCAGCTGGTGGAATATACACCAACACAGGATTAAGTTCTAATCCATGGTCTCAAAAAACTAGAGGCGGACAGGATGAAGACTTAACTTGGTTAATTAAATAGGTTACAGAGGAAATTATTATGGCAGATAAAACATTTTTTGGAAGATTAAAACAGGCTTTTTCTACTTCTACTATAGTTAGAAAAATAGGAGATGGTGGATTAAAGGTGGTAGATCCAGCAAGACTTCAGTCAAGCGGAAATTTAGCATCTAATTCTTTAGTTGATAGATTTAATAGAATACATATGAGCAAGGGCAATGGTAGTGTTTATAATCCAGCTAATGCGTTTGCACAACTAAGACTAGAGCTTTTTAGTGAGTATGAGTCAATGGATACAGATTCTATAATATCATCAGCATTAGATATATATTCAGATGAATCTACAATTAAAAACGAGTTTGGAGATATATTAAAAATAAATTCTGAAAAAGAAGAAATAAAAGAAATATTGCATAATTTATTTTACGATGTATTAAATATTGAATTTAATCTTTGGCCTTGGGTTAGAAACATGGTAAAATATGGCGACTTCTATTTAAAAATGAATATTTTAGAAAAGGTTGGAGTTACAAACGTTCAACCAATTTCTGTTTATGAAATAATGAGAGAAGAAGGTACAGACCCAGAAAGACCAGAATATGTTAGATTTGTTCATGACCCATCAATGGGAGGAGGATCTTCCACGTATCATAAACCAGCTGGATCCAAATCACATTTTGAAAATTATGAAATAGCTCACTTTAGATTATTATCAGACACAAACTTTTTGCCGTATGGTAAGTCAATATTAGAAGGTGCAAGAAAAACTTGGAAGCAATTAACTCTTATGGAAGATGCAATGATGATTCATAGGATTATGAGAGCACCATCTAAAAGAGTATTTAACATAGATATAGGAAACATACCTCCAAATGAAGTAGATTCATATATGCAACAAGTAATTAATAGGATGAAAAAAACTCCATATATCGATCAAAATACTGGAGATTACAATCTTAAATTTAATTTACAAAACATGTTAGAAGATTTTTATTTACCAACTAGAGGAGGAAATAGTGGAACTGGAATAGAAGACTTAGGCGGATTAGAATGGACAGGAACAGAAGATATAGAGTATCTAAAAAATAGAATGTTAGCTGCGTTAAGAATGCCAAAAGCTTTTATTGGATATGAAGAAGGAGTCGATGGCAAAGCAACATTAGCAGCATTAGATGTAAGATTTGCTAGAACAATAGAAAGAATACAAAGAATTACCGTTTCAGAACTTACAAAAATTGCTTTAGTACACCTATATTCTCAAGGATATAGTGACGATGATTTAGTAGATTTTAGTTTAGAGTTAACTAATCCGTCAACAATATATGAGCAAGAAAAAATTGAGCTATGGTCGTCTAAAAATAGATTAGCAGACGATTTAAAAGCCGGGCAAATGGTTTCAGAAGATTGGATATACGATAAAATATTTGGTTTAAGTAAAGATGATGTTAATTTACAAAGAGAAAAAGTTGTTGAAGATACCATTCAAAAATATAGAAGAAGTATGATTGAAAACGAAGGTAAAGATCCTGCAAAAGAGCCATCAGTTGCAGAGTCAGTAAAAGCCAAAAATAAAAAGGAAAAACTTAGAGCCTCGGGAGATACTAGAAAAACAAGAGGCGGAAAAACAGATGCAGATGTAGGAAGACCCATTGAAGGAGATTACTATGGAACAGACAATGGAGC